GTTTTACTTCATTCTGGTGAGAAGGTATGGCCACATACTGATTATAAGATAGTAATTGGTGATATGGTTAATATTCAGATAGAAGAAAAAATGAATCTAATAGGTGCAGATGCTACAGGTGTGGGAGATGCCGTTTTGGAGTTATTTCCTAGAACCATGCAGCATGTTATTAGGCCAATTAAATTTACTCAACAAAGAAAACTAGATATGATAGATGTGGTTCAGGCCCTCTTTAATAATGATTTATTAAAACTACATCCAAAATATTCTGAAATACTTTCAGATGAAATATTAGAACAGGAGAGAATAAAATCAGATGCAGGTAATTTACTTTATAGACACCCACCAGGATTTCATGATGATAGGTTCTGGGCCCTAGCATGTGCTTGTGAGGTTGCTGCACCATATGTTTATGGTAGGCCAACCCCAACTATTGCAGTAGCAGAACGAGAACGTGGTAATAACTTCGATTTAAAGGAATTTTAATAGAAATTCTATATATAACCCAGATACAAATATATAGTAGTATGATATGTACTAATTATGGAAAGTGTAGAAATCTGTAATTGTGGACATGAAAGACACCATCATAAAGAAGACGGTGATGGATTACCAGGATATTGTAGAGACTACCTTTATGGTGATTTTGAGATGAAATGCACTTGTCAACAGTTTAATCCATTTATGAAACTAACTGACCAGGATGATATTTATAATCTAACAGATGCAGAAGAAACACCCTATGAATCAGACGAAGAAGACGTTTTCGAGTGAAACTATATAAAGACCTAAGCCATAATATTTATATATGGCTAAAAAACAAGTTCTAGAAGAAGCCGATAATATAGAATGGAATGAAATAAAACCAAATAAAAGGGATTATACTAGAGCAATAGCGATGGGTGCTAGACAGAAAACAGCATCTAGGTCATTTAATTCAGGTTTATGGAGAAAACCAATATCTGCACAAACTACTACAGGTTCTGGTATTCAGGTTTTTGCCCCGGTTGACCCATATACGATGAGTGAAAGAAAAGAGTTTAGGTCTGCAGTTGATAACGCATATGTTTATAGGGCCATGAGGATTCAAACTACGTTTGTAGCAGGACAGGGGTATACAACTAATATAGTACCAAGAAAAGAGGAAGACTTACCAGACGAACAACTTTTGGCCTGGCAACAAACCACAAAAATTTATATACCTTATTGGGATAGAGAAGTTACACCAGAAGAACTAAAAGATAAAATAGATAAAATGGCTCTGGATTTAGATTTAGCAGATAATTTATTTAATGCTTATTTCTATGCATTGGAACAGGGTAGATGTGCTATTGCTATGTTACCACTTAATAGAGAAGAATTGGCAAGTGGTGATAAAGGAGATTATCAATTACCAGAAAAACTCGCAATTATTAGACCAGAATTTACAATGAGGCCGATTATTGATTTTGATATGGGTGAATTAATTGGTGTAGAAGTTGTTGGTTTACGTTCTGATAGACGAGATAATATTTTAGAAGCAGATAGAATGATTTACATAGAACATGGATTTAATAATGAATTATTTTCAGACCATTATGGTGATTCTAAAGTTGCAAGAATATCAGATATATCAAATACACTTAATATTATATTAAACCAGGACTATGAACGTGGTGCAGAACACACATGGCATCAACCTAAAGTATTTAGTGTACCAATTCATCCACAAGATGCAGGTAGGGAAGACGAAGTATTAACTGGATTTTTAAAGAAAAACTCTAACTCAAAAGGACAAGATATAGCAGTAGTTGGACCAAGTAAGAAGGATGAACCAGGGGTAACTCTATTGTCTGCTGGTACTAATTCTGGTGATGTAGGAGCACTAGAGATAATGAGAACGGGTTTAATAAAGTCAATTATAACGGCTTTTGGTATTCCTGGGTTTATGTTATCAGAGGGTGATATTGGTAAATTAGGTGGTAATGCTAATATTGAAGAAGTTGATATGTATCTAAATACAGAGGTAAGACCAGAGGCACTAAAACTAGAAGCAACAGCAGAAAATCAGTTTTATGACCAAATATTATGTATTTTATTCAAAGTGGATTCAGATAAAGATTTACCAGTAAAGATTAAACACAAATTCAATAAACCAAAGATTCAGACATTATTAACCCCAGACATGGTTGCAGTAATGGAAAGATTGGCAGCATTTGGAATGATAGACGAGTCTGGAATGAGGGAGATATTAGGATTAGAAGAATTAAAGAAAGAAACATTAACCAAGGGTGGAGATATTAGCCCTGGTAGAAGTACGTGGATTCAAAATCCAAGTGGCCTTAGATACAATCTTGATAGAACAAAGGGGTGGAATATACCTAGGGAAGACTCTTGGAATAGTAATCAACCATCTAATCTAGGATGGGGAGTAAACCAAGAAGGCACGGTGGCAGGAGCACAACCAAAAGGATGGGCCCAGGTAGATGTAGATACGTGGTTAGACCCCACTAAACAGATATGGAAACGGCAAAAGACACACCTAGTGTCTACAAAATGGAGTAAACAACCAGTGAACACCTAATGGATTGGAGTAGACCGGTTGCACGAATATTAGGTAATTTTGGTATTACATTCTTTTCACCATTAGCATCTATACATATAGGAAGGGCGATATTTGAAGTAGTGGGGTCACTAGATTTTTATCAGACTGTTATTGTATCGTTATTAACAGCAGTAATAGCAACAGGAGTATCTATCTCAAAAGAGGCAATAGAATATGGAAATAGAAGAAAATAAGAAAAAACATAAATGTGTGAAGTGGAAGAAAGTATCTGATATTCTTAGTATGTTCTGTGTGTTGAAATAACATGCCAGTAATGTGCCCAAGGTGTGATACTCCTATGGAACATTGGGTTGCTTGTGAGTTTCGTTGTCCAAAATGTAAAGGTTTAATAGACTGCTCTGACATATAAAGTTAATGGTAAAACCATGTATATTATGTAGAGAGGATATTATTAGTGCTAGTGGTGATTCTGAAATGTGTAGAGATTGTTATTTAAAACAACTAATGGAGTTTTATGAAAAAACTCACCCCATTACTATCGAATCATTAAAATCTAAGTGGTTTCCTGTGGAACAACTGTAAATCCTATATTTGTTATTCCTCTTTTCTGTAATTCTGTCAGTAAAGCCATAGCCATTTTAGTGTCTACAATCTGATTTTTTGTTTCTGTCCATTTAACATCGAGAAGCATAGAACTATTATGTCAAAGAAGTATATAATTGTTTACACGAAAATCGATAAAATAATACGCACAAATCATTCACAAAGTTTATATAAGGACTCGTTGAGGATAGAGTATGGCAGATAACCTAAGATACTATGGACTAGGAGCATTAGCAGGACTGACAGCACTTGGTTGGGCATTTGATAAACTCACACCAGAAATAACAGCAGCCGTATTCATCGCTATAGGTGCTTTAATTACCGCAGATGTTGCTAAACATAGAAATGGATAAGAAAATAGTGGTTTAGAGTAATCCAAAGTTTAAATAGAAACTCTACTATATTTTATTATGGCCCATATTTGTAAACTAGTTATTAAGAATGGTAGACCAGAGTTTGAAAAACAAGATTCTGATATACATGGTAAATTAGAACCAAAGGATGGTAAAACATATCAGGTATATCTAAGAACAGATAATCCAGATATTTCTAGTTTACAGACAGAATTAAGATTAGTAAGAAACGCATTAGAAGAATATAATAGAAGACTTCCATATAATTTTAATGTATTTACCACATTACCATATCCACTAACATTAAGTGGTGTAGATGCTACAATAGATTGGATAGAGCCAGATGGTTATATGACTGGTAGTGTATTGGCTTGGGGTGGTTATCCAAACGGTAGTTTGCGTGGACAAATGAAACTAAATAATAAATATCCTTGGTTGGATGGATTTAATAAAACCGGGGCAGAATTAAGGGCCATTGGGATAATATTACCAAATATGGAAGATACTAAAAGTTATCAAACATATAATGTTAGACAAACTGTTAAACATGAATTTGGCCATCTTTTAGGATTAGACCATGATACGGATGAGGGCTCTGTTATGGGGGCAATATATGATGTTTTAAGGATAATGTTAAAGGCATCATCCTTACAAACCCTTGATAATAAATATGGTTTACGTAGTTTAACCAGTAGGTGGTTAGACTATATTATACGTTCTATTAAGAGGAAAGTATTTTGAGTTATGTACTACCTATTATTGCAATACTCACCATTAGTGGGATTGGTGGATTCTCTATTGGTAATGTTGAACAGATTTCTTACGACTTTGTTCAATTAGAAGATAATGGATGGGGGCCACAACAGTATTGGGCAGAGCCCTACTGTGACCAACAAAAGGTATTTAATTTAAAAAACGTTGATGAGAATAAAACCCTTATAAAAACCACAAAACATATATGGCATAAATACTGTAATGTATAGGTTTATATGACAGTAGTCCTATAATTAGGACATGGTTAAAAAGGAAAAACCACCAATAGAAGATTTATCAAATCAGGTAAATACTCTATTTCATGCTAGGAAAGAGGCCATAGGTGCTTATAAATCAGCAGTTCAAAACCTCATTAATTCAGTAAACACCCTTTTTAAGATAGATGATAATATCCTAAATTTAGTGATAAAACCTAAAAAGGAATAATAAAAACCTTATATACTATTTAGTATAATAAACTATATATGGTAGCAACCGTCATAATTCTTAGGAAAACGGGTTCAGGCCCAACCACAAGTAACATTACTTCTATTAATACTAGGGCTAATACTACAGACATTCATTCTACGGCTGATACTACAGCACCAATTCAAATTCCAACAGATACAGGCACAAAGAGGTCATTTTGGGTAGTTACAAGATTACAGTGTACGGTAGCACCGGCGAGTTTAATAGATAACGTTGAATGGTATTCTGACGGTTCTAATACGTTTGGAACAGGAGTTGCTTGTAAAGGAAATACAGGAACATCATATACCCAAGCAACAGGAACCACAGGAGATACAGGTTTACAACTAACAACTGGTAACTATACAAGTTTAACAACAGACCCAGTTAATGTGTTTACATTTACAAGTGCAGCACCAAAAGTAGTTGCTGGTTCAACCTCTGGAACAGGAGAGTTTGCTGATTCATTCATTTATCAGACAGAAGTTACAAGTGATGCTTCACCAGGAGCAACAGCACAAGAGACATGGACCTGGCGTTTTGACGAAACATAGGTTTATATAAGCCTTTCCTTAATTATTTTTAATGGTATATTGGATAGCGTGTTATAAAAACGGTTCTTCAATTAAACAAGACGAATCACAAAATTATGATAATCTAGACCGTAATAATCTCGAAGCATTTATATTAATGTTTGAAGATAAACCGGTTCTAACTATTTGGTTAGATAATAAACAACTTATTTGGAGATTAAGAAGGGAGATAAAATTCGGTGGTGAGATTAGAGTACATTTGGTAGGATGGAGAGAACAAGTTGGTGGCCAAGTACAACAAACACTATTCTATATATTTGAACAATATGATAATGAAAAAGAAACCTTCCCAATAATACATGTTTCTGGTAAGTTTGATAGAGAACGTAATAGATTCATGAATGAGCCAAAATTTAGAGAATTTGAGGTATTTCCAGGTGAAATATATTATCTTAATAGGAAGGTCAAAAGGATGATGTTTGATGATAATCTTGGTGTTGAACGAGAAGTAGAAGAAACCATACAAGAACCCCATATAAAATGAAAAAGATTAAAGTAGATTTCTTTATATGTGCAAAAGGAGATTTGCGTACCACAAGTAAAAACGATGCCGATGCTCATATTAAACAAAATTTAAAGATTATTAATGGTAAACCCAATATTGATGGGCATATAATAGAAAATCTAAAGGGTAAAGAATTTTAGTTTATATACCAGTAATCTTTATATAATAATAGGAGTCCAATACAATGGTACTTAGAACTAAAACAATAGAATACGCATTTCCACAGAACGAAGCATCTTTAGCAGCAGCAACTTCATTCGCTTTTGGGGCAATCACTTTAAACATTCCAGAAACAACATCAAGAACTTTTAGAAGTGTCATGGTACAGGTTACTTTTGGAGATGATGATGCAGCAGCAACAAATCTGACCTCATGGCTTATTGGAGTACAACTAGCAGCAGTAGCATTTAGTGATGTTACAGTAACAGACCCAGTATCAAATACGGGAGAACAAATGGGATTTTTATTTACAAGAGATATAACATCTTATTTTGTCACAAATTTCGGTGCAGGTGCATCACAAACCTGTGGTATAAGAATTACACTCGGTGGAAAAATAACCATGAACCACACAGCAAAACTAATCATTACTTATGAATCAGAGGAACAACAAACAAGAGTAAAAACCGTAAAAATTCCTCTAGAAAGTCAGGTGGGTGCACTAACTACATCTTTAGTTCAGGTTGGAACAAATCAAGTTCCATTATTAGACACATTCCTACCCGAATCCACAAAAACATTTCGTAATATCTGGTTTGAGGTATCTGGTAATGCAAGTACAACAGGAGTAACAACTGCCACACACAACCTTGCATTGGATGCAGAAGGAGCAGATGCTGATAATAGTCATGATAACGCATTGGCTTCAGATGTATGGTATTATAGACAATGGGTTAGAAACTCCATGACAACAAGTGCAACACATCAATTTATGGCTTCAGTTTCAAA